TTCACCAAAGTGCCCCCTTGCGGACAAAATGACTTTATCTACGTAGGAGCTGAATCTCTCGTAGTTTTTGTGCAGTATCCCTGAATCAATCCTGTGTTTTAAGTCGTAAATCAATGGGATGGTATTGGTTACCGCTGAGGCCGCACCACGGGTTTTCTTTCGGTCGTCATATTCGGTCCAGTCTTCGTCCGTTAACAACAAGACCTCGTCTAGAAGATTATTAAATAGTGGCATCTCTCCTATAGATAGAAATGCTTCATTTTCTTTCATACACAATCTTCCCGTATATAGCAAAAACCCCGCCCGTACCGTTCGAGGGTACAGGCGGGGTTCCGCTTAATGATTATTAGGCTTCGTATCCTGGGAATCCGTCGAAGTCTACGACTACGAATGCTTCTGGACGCTTGACAGCAAGGGCGAGACGCTGCTCGGCCAAGATGACAATTGCGTTTCTTACGAAGAAGTCAGAGTGCTGCTCGCTGATGCGAATGCTTGACTGCTCACGGTCATAGAGCTGAGCTCCAGTACCGAACGCACCAACCAAAGCTGTACCTTCTGCAATTGCAGGAGTGTCAACGATTGGCATACGCCATACCTTTGGCTCGCCACCCATTGCAACCGAAACTGCGATGAGGTACTGGCCGTTGGCATCCTTGGTCAATTCAATGTCTTCCCAATCGTTCGGGTGAAGAACGATACCGGTTGGCTCGTAGTAAGCAAGGAACGACAAGGTTGCTGCACGACGAAGTGCGTCAGCCTTTGTGTCGGCGACTGGTGTGGTTGCACCGTCTGACCATGCGTACTCTTGAATTCCTGGAGTGTTCAAAACACCGAGCAAGTTTTCGCCAGTTCCGTCACCGTTAAGGATTTGAGAATCCTCAAGAAGGCGGAGACCGTACATCAACTCGTTGTCGATGATTGAGCGCAATTGTGGCTCATCAGCAAGAACGTTGCGGTGTGCTGCTTCCCAATGCGCAAGTGTGCGTACTGGAGCCTGCTCACCAACGAATTGGAATGCTGATTGTGGCTTGATTCCGAATGCTGAACCTGAACGCTCTGCTACTGGAGCAGCTGCGTTGTTGGTTGAGTAAGCGCCGGTTCCTGGAGCTGCAAGGCTAGTAAAGCCAATCTGACGGAAGTATTCGATAACTGCTGCAGTCGTGTTACGAACTGGGAACAAGTCACGAACGCGCTTTGTGCGTTGTGGAGGTGTTACCAGCGCATCGCGCTGAATGGTACCGAATGAACCTGGTGTGCCTGATGGGAGTGCTGAGTAAACGTCCTTGACATTGAGACCGGTAAGCGAAACGCCAGCTTGCCATGCGGCAGCCATGTTTGCACCATTACGGCCACTGTTGAGTGACTTGAATTCTGCGGAATCGAGGAACATCTCGCCGATGCTCTTGATTTCACGGCTTGAAAGATGCTTTACATCGTTCGCAGCTGCAGCAAATGCTCCAGCAACTGTTTCCTGTGGCTCTGATGCCCAGTCGGAAACTCCGCCCATGCTCTCAAGACCCTCGATAAGGCCCTTGATTTCTTTGATGTCCTGCATGTTCTTATCGAACGCAGTCTTTTGTTCTGCAGTGACGACAACAGCGCCTTCTTCGATTCTGAATGAATCGGCGATAGCCTTATTGTCTGCCATTTTAACGCGGAGTGCGCTCTGCAGTTCCTTGATTCTTGAAGTGTCTTCCGACATATTTTTTCCTACCTCTTGTGAGATTATTTGTGGATGGTTAACTGCGACTTAGGTGAGCACCCAGCCCTTAACTATCAAAAATAACAGAATTTCCCCATCAATAGTGGAACTAACAATATTTAGTAACTATTGTGCGTAAATACTTCTACGAACAATGTGATTTCTATTTTTTGTTTTTCTTGAGTTCTCTAGACACTATTGTTCTAACAGTGTTTTCCATGTCTCGTCTTTGACCTCTACGACCCAATGATGTAGAGCCAGAAACCCTTGAATAGTCACTCATATTGGTGCAAGGCATCCAAACGGCTCGTCCGGTTTTAGAGATTCTTCTGCTTATTCCAATGCATCCAAGTTGTCTTGACCTAAATCTTGCAGATTCTGGGTCTATAAAAACATCTGGGTCGTTGTCTCTAACATATTCAGGACCTGTAGCCCGTCCTGCCTTTATGTCTGTCGCCTCTTCGTAAGCGGACTTGCTTCCAGAGTTAGTTATTCCTGGGATTACTCCTCCGCCAAAAGCAGTAACGGTCTCTCCGACTGCTGGGAGGGGTGGGTTGTTGCCAGACACAAGGCTTCCGTCTGGAAGCGTATCAAAACCAAGAGGAGCCCGCTGTTTTAAGTTTTCCCATTCGTCGTCGATATAGCGTTTTCTTTTACCACGCTTTTTTCTTTTAGGCTTGCCTTCTTTTTTGTCATAAAAACCAATAGGTTTTTTATCTGGCTCAGCATCCATTGAGAGTTTTTGCATCTCTTCTTCTGTTGCACACGGCAGCCATTTGCCATCTGCATCCTGGTGAGAGCCAGAACAGCCTATTGCGGTTGCCAGCTTCTCTGCGTCTGCCTTTTGGAACTTGGGGGCTTTGTATCTTTTCTTCTCGGCCACGATTATGCCCTCTTGAATCTTTCCAGGCTTGAAATGTTTATTCTTTCAGTAACCGGGTAATTGCTCAGGTCTGTTTCTTCGTTACCAATCAAGGATTTAACTCTTCTGTTTATTCTGCTGTTTTTAGAATAAATACTAGATTTGTCAGGATTCACTTTTGTGCCAATCCTTCGCATTTGTCCTCTGCCCAATATTGAGCCAACACGGTCAACCAACCACATTTTTGAAGGGTCTTCGCTTGTCGTTTTGAGGGTGTTTAACTTGCTGCTGAATCCGATGTTTGCCGACTTTACTTCGTTGATGGCAGATGACTGGGTTAGGGACATTGAAAATTTTGAAGCAAGGTAATCAATAATTCTAGATTTTGAAAGATTTGGGGACATCGACATGGTAAAGCTTTTGCGCGGAGTATCTGAGTCTCTAGTTTTTACAATCCTGCCAATATAAACGAGCTCTGGGTTTACGTGCTTCCTTATTTCCTCAAGTGAAAGAACAACGTTTCCGTCTATAGCGGGTTCTATTGTTTCTTGAGCCGACTTCGTGTAGGGGGCAAACCCTGTCCGTATTACTCTTTCCGGAGTAACGCCATTGTTTGCCCAGCTCCTTCCAGCGGTACTTAGGCCGTGAAGGGATTTTGTTCCATCGGAATGTTCTACCTCTATACCAAATGGGGATGATGTTGATGGGTCGTAAAGAACGGAGAAGAGGTCCATTAGATGCCCTTCAAGTAGTTGAGAAGCATTTTTTTACTAGAAGCCAAAACAGCAAGACGAGAGTCGTATATTTTTTCAAGAATTTTGAAATGGTTGATTTCGCCTTGCGAAAGTCCGTCTGCGTTAAGTTTTCTCTTTAGTTCAGCAACCCTAAATGACTTTGCTCTAGTTATTGACTGTTCTATGGCTCTCCTGAAAGCAAGCTGTTGCTCAATCTTTAGAGATAAGTAATATTCAGAATAGTCAACCTGGGTTCCAGAGTTGTAAAAATCATCTATAGCCATTTTCATGCGCTTTGTTATTTCTATTTTGCTTAAATCGGTTAGGCCTGATGTTGGGTTTTGTCCGAACATTGGCACTTCACCGTCAGGGGTTGTTAGCGCACTAATAGAGGCAAGGTCTCTTTTTCTTTGGTCCGTAAGGAAGTCGGCAACCAGCATCTTTGCAACATCTTCTTGCTTGAAGTCGGCCATCTTTGCGTTTGGATTAAATACAGAGCCAGGCAGTGCGGACTCAACATTTTGCATGAGGTATTTTCTTTTGTTTCCCTCGCCACCCACTAGGTAGACGTCCGGAGACTCAAGGCGCAGATGTTGCTGGACGTCAGACGCAAATCTTTCCGCAAGATGTGCGTACTCCGATTTGGGGGAGTATAAGATATATTTTTGACCATTTATAATTACTATAGATTGGTTATTGTTTAACTTTTGAAGCTGAACAAGGTCTTTTCTAGCTAAAACTTTGGCTAATATCTCTGGAGAGATTTGAGAAAGACTTCCACCGTTTGCAAGATGCTCGATGGCAGCATCTATGGACTTTATTTTCTTACCGGCCGCAGCATTGCTTACTGTTTCTCTAGCGGTTTCTGGTTCTGGTTTTTTGGGCATGTTTGCTTTAGAGAAAGCGTAGTTAACCCACTTAGGTTTGCCGTTTATTATTTCGTTAGGGTTCTTTATGTTTGTAAAAGATTCAGAATAAGCAATACCGTCACCCATTTGGTCGGCTATGTATTTCATGTTACCTGTAGGGTCGTTTGGTGTTGCCATTGACTCTGCGGTGCGTATTGTTTTTCCTAGTTTTCTTCTTTCACCAACAGTTAGGTCTCTGGCCTTAGCAAGGGATATTGTTGAGCCCCCAGGAAGAACAAACGTTACAGATTTAACTCCGGTATTGGAGAGCATCCCTATTTCTTCTTTTCCAAAACCTTTAGCGTTAACAACCGAAAGGAGGTAGGCAGCACCTTCCATGTCTCTGTTGTCTGGAATCGAGCGCAAAACACGTGCCGGCACGACTGGTTCAAGCACGAAACCATCTCGTCTCACCATTCTTGCCGTTGGTGACTGAGCGGTGCTTAGGCCGTTAATCATTTGTTTGATTTGTTCAAGAAATGCTGCACGGTTAAAAGTGGAAACCTTAGGTATAACAACGTTGGGGTCTCTGCGTACCGTTGGGTCTCCCGGTCCGGGAACGCCGCCAAGAACTCCGCCGGTTACTCTTTCTGGTTTTAGGGAGCGAAAGCCCTTTCTTATTGCAGAAAGTGCTAAACCAAGAGGGCTTGGAATGTCAAAAAGTTTCAAACCACAAGTAGAAAGCCTGGAGTCAGTAAATCTTCCGCCGTACTGGTACCCCTCTGGACACCGGTAGCCACGGTTTGGCTTCATAGGCATGCTTCCAGGTATTCCGGGCTTGCCTGGAGTAAGGGTTCTGTAGATGGTCGAACGTATAGGGGAACGTATTGGGTCACTGTCACCAGGTATAGCCAAAGAAGCCAGCGTACTTAAAGCGGCGGATTTTACTCTGTATGAACCATTTATGGCGTTTCTGCTGCTAGAAAAGTTTCTTATAGTGCCGCTACGATTGGAGGCAGCCTTGTAGTCAATGACCAATTTTGTATTAGCCATTGCTGTTTTGACAATGGCAGGCCTGCTTCTCTCTACAGAAGCCCCCAGTATTACCCTCGTTACGCGTGTGGGTCTATCGTCACAACATGAATCAATCGTCATTGCTTATCCGCAGCAGTCGCTCTTTCTTTCGATAGAAGAAAATGGGAAAGTTTTTATTTTGCCATCCACATCTTCTCCTTCGATTTCCCAGTTCTCTTCATCACGAAGGTACTCGGCAAAACCTTTTTCCATTTCAACAAAATCAGAAAGAACTTTCATTGCATGAATAATGTCATCTTCTGTTACCACAGGTTTATCTTCGCCCATTTTTGAGTGGTCATGCATGCTGTAAAAGTGGTCCACGTCATCTTCCGCCATTGCGGACTTCTTCCCACCAGGAATACGGACATTGTCAAGGTTGTTTAACTTCTTACGGAAGGCCGCATCGCTGGTCATGAGTTTTCTCAACTTGCCTTTGCAGTTTTTCATGCCAGGATGGTGGCAACCCTCATTGGGCCAAAGACCAGTAGTTTCATGATGCAACCAAGCACAAATGCGTTCAAGTGGAAAAAGCTCAGGATGGTTAGCCAAAATAACACGGCAACGGGTAAACCCACCCTCTTTGCGCATGATTGGTCGCCAGTAACGCAAGAGTCTTTCCAGGTTTCCTCTACGTGGACCACGACCCTTGAGGACGTCGCCAGTTATATTCTCCTGCGGCAGAAAGTCGGGGAGGACTCCTTCACCGGCAGCTTTTTCCGAATAATCTATTGACATTTCGTTCCGTCCTGTTTAATTCTTTTGCGCGCGTTTGCTATCAGATACTACCATTTTAGTCGAAAACTGAAGACCAGAAGAATTATTAACGTGATTATTGTTAATAAACGCATTTACCTTGCTGTCAATCTTTGTTTTCTTTTTTCTGGCCTTGCCTGTTGATTCTTGAACGGCAACACCTTCCATCATGTTTTTGTCAGGGTCGTCAAGCTTTTGAATAAAAACTTCCATCCAGCGCCTTTTGTCTTTTTCTTCGGGCTCGTTCCATAGGAACTTGTGAAACTCAGTAGACCTCAGCGGGCGTATGTTTGTTGTTTTTCCTATGTAGGAGAAAAAGGAAATCTCGTGCGTGGAACCATCTGGGTCTTCAACTATCCCATCCTTTGATGGGTCCTTAGAATCAACAACGTAATAGAGCTTCTTGTCTCCAGCGGTCCCAACCAATACAGCGCCCATTACTTTTCTTCCTTCATGCCAGGCTTCTTTTTAAACAGCTTTTGTATTTCTTCATCTACTTCTTTTGCTATTTTTGCTTTAAGTATTGACTCCACGTCAGCGAGCGGCGATGCGTTCCTATCGTAAGTTCTTGGGTCTTCAATGTTGATGCCGGTTGGGTGGGATATTTTTATATAGTCAACCCCAATTCCTTCGTACATCTTTTTCATCTTCTTGGCCGCCCTAAACTCTTTCAGTGCCGTTATTGATTCTGTTTTCATTTCCGATGCCGATGGAAGACTTGAGAATATTCTCGCTGACTCCGCACTGTTGTTCAGTTTTTTAAGACGTGAAGAGATAAAGTTATTATTCAAGAAATCAACAACACTTTCGTCTTCGGCCAATTTCTGTATTTTTGAATAAGGGAAATGGATTCCTTCTACATCTTCCGCATCAAACCCACCAAGAATCATTGCCTCGTAGGACTCGTTTTTTCTTTCATGGGCAGATGGGTCCTTTTTATCTACAGGAGTAAGTCTCCCCTTCGAATCGGGAAGTGCCGTCACCCCAGAGTGGTCATCGTCCAATGAAGCTTTCAGGAGACCAAGCATTGTTCTTGCCATTGTCTTCTTGGCGTTGGGACCGTCATCGTGGATTATTGCGTTAAGGATGTCTTCTTGCTGGTCCGAGTTCATCGCCACTGCTCTACCGCCAGTAGATACAGCATCACCTCGCGTATAAGAAGTTCTTTTAGCCACTCCGGGCTTGAGGATGACCTCTATCTCCCCCTGAACGGAAAGGTCCGTGCCTGACGGGTCTGCGTCAGAAGTCTCGAACGGCGCAGCCATGCCCTCCGGGACATTGCTTTTAGCCATGACTCTTCGTTTGGCATCCTGCGACCTGTTCACAAGGTATCCACTTACAGGGCGAAACGAATCGTCGACTTCCGGCCCTATGCCTATGCGTGTTTCATAGGCTCGCCTAGCAGCGTCAGCAACCCTCTTTGAGGATTCTTCTTCTTTTGGTTTTTCGTCAGCCATCTGAATTACCTAATCCAGACATTGCTTTATCAAAGCCTTTGTCTTTATATAATTCGGACGCTTTTTTCTCGTCTATTTCTTCTATTCCCTGAAACCCGTCAATTATGATTTTCATTAGGTCTGCGGTTTCTTCCCACTTGCCATCGGAAAGAAAGTACTCATAGAGTTCTTCTTTTTCGTCATCTACGGACAACATGAATAGTTTGACGTTTTCGCCTTTTGTAAAGAATCTGTTTTTCATAATTACCTCGGGGTGAATGGCTGTTCTTTAACAATACCAATTTCCAGCAACTCATCTGGCGGAACTGGGACACCAATCTTGTTGGCTATTCTTACCATTCTGTTGTACATAATCCAGCGCTTTTTAGGGTCTGTTTCTGTTCTGTAGTTATCGTAGATTAAGTGAATTTTTTCTTTATCAGCAACGGACTGTGGAGTGTGGAATTGAAGTTCAAACTGGGTTCCGTTGGGGTGGGTTACCGCAACGTTGATTCCCTGGTATGGGTCGTCGCCCTTCCAGTAGTTCTTTACTCTTAGGTCATACCCAAGTTTTTGCATTTCGGCAATAACGTCCTTGACGCCAGCAATGTAATCCGCCGGTTCGTAGGACATCGTGTATCTGACAACATCAGACATTGCTTTTGCTGCTTTGTCTGCGTCGCCGCCATGCTCGCTGTCTTTTTCTGCGGCTATTTTACGAATTAGAGATTTTAGGGCTTTGAGCCTGAAATCAAGACCTTCCATGTTTGCCTTGTTTTTTTCAGCAAGGTCAATAAGGAGTTTGGTGATTTCCGCTTCTACTTTTTCTATTTCGGCTCTGTGTTTTGTCGCAGCCTCAACTACATCATCAGGATATTCTCCCGGTTTGGTGGTTGGGTTGTCCGGCTCGTTTAATGTGTAGCCCTTGTACTTTTTGACGCGCTTTGGCTTCTTTGAGCGTGGGCCTTCTCCGCTGGAAAGTCTCGTGTTGTTGGTTTCCGTGCCTGCTCTCTTTGCGATGTCGGCCTCAATCGCCATATCCATCCATCCGGTCCATGTATCCAGTGCAGGGTTTTTGTTCGATGCGTCGTTGTCCGCTACAAGAGAAGCGATAGGTGTGTGTTTCCCAACTAAGTGCGTTTCTCCGACTCCATTTTCTTCGGTTGCATCTTCTCCTATTTTAACTCTAAATATATGAATCCCTGTAGATGGTGAGCGCTCCGCCCCATCGCCCCATTTCGACGAGTCTCCTTCGGCGTATCTTCCTCCATACGAGCCAAACAAATCTTGCGCTGACGAGGCTCTGTATGTACTTGTGTACTGGTAGTCATCTGCAATTAACTGGTCAGCAACTTTATCAAGTCTGGATATGACTCTATTTTGGTCATCGATGGCCCCATCTAGATTGGCGGACTGCCAGTCGGATGGCGTTATTGTCGA